GTGCATACCGCCGATACGGTTAGTAATGCCGATAGCTATAGAGTTGTTAGCTTGCTTCGGCACTGAGAGCCCAATAGTTTGCCTGCCACCTTTATTTGTAGCAAACCCAAAATACAAACTCTTCTGACCATCAAGACCAACGGTGATATCTGTCTGAATCTGTATACCATCAAGCCATGACCGCGTATTTTTTACCGTATTAATCGCTTTTCTTAGTTGCGCATACGCGTTTTGATCCGCCATAACTCCTTTAGTCCTGATTTTAAAATGATACGGCTGACCACCATAATCAAACCATTCGAGCACTTCGCTTGGATCAAGAGCTGCACTAACAACTTCCTGAACTGCTGACGGCGTACCTTTACGCCTGTGCCAGTCGATTGACTTCAGTACCAATACCCGTTTTTTCTCAATTGCAAGCCCAGGCTCGTAAAAATCAACATGAAATTGCCAAGCAAGCTGATCTAAAATGTCCTCAGGTAGTTCATTGATTCGCGGAATTAAAATTGTTTGCTGAATAGCCATTGTCGTGGATTGTAGCTCACTGTCAATAGCGATTGCTGCAGCCTGAACTTGCGGATCATTTTTGATACTAGGCGGCAAAATATCAACTAATCGTATGGTATTTATATCAGTCGCCATTTTCGAGTCCTCCAAAAATAGCAGTCACGGTACCGACTATAGCAATTTGATAAGTTTGTAGTGCTGCATAAATCGGAGCAACCACACTCACATGACTAGCGCCGGCATTCGTTATCTGTTGGATTAGCGTTGATGGGTTTATCGATCTGCCTAATTTCGAATATTGCCATGTTTGATAATCACTGACGGCTTGTGTAACAGCCTGCTGAATAGATGTAGCCTTTGTTGCATTGTCTTGGCTGATGTAATAAGTCAGACTGATATTATAGCTGACTACTTCAGGAGCCACGACAATTACTTGATCTGTCAATGGCCGTATTGTTTTATCATTGCATACATTCAAAACCGTATTAAGCATATCTGAAGTTGGTATGCCACCATCAACCAGCAAGGGTCTGATTTCGACCTGCCCTGGCGATGGACTACGGACTGACACGTCAACAATATCCTGGGATGCTGTTTTCGCCCAAAAAATATAAGCCCCATCTGGGCCTGCTACGGAAAAGCTTTCCGGTGCCTCATGAATGCGCTCACGAAAATTATCATCTGATTCAATATCTGCCCCACCAGAACTGGTTGTTGTATTCATCACCGACTGTATATAAGGAACCGGATCAACAATCTTATTGATCTGACCGGCTAAGAATTCATTACCAATCACGCCCACCGTAGTGCATTTTGCTAAAACATCAACCGTCAGACTACCTGGTGGGATTTGTACGACTGCAGTTGTAGCAAATATGATATTACTAAGCGTGGCAGCTCTAGTTCCGATTGGAATAATGATCGTTTGCACTTGTACAGCAGACAGCGTGAATCTAATCATAGTTTCTGCAGACGAATCCTGCAAGCGCGTCGCGCCCACTAAAATACCAATATGATCAAGATAGTTTCCTGACGAATAAGCAAGTAGGTTCTGCTTTGCCGAGTAGTCAATTAGAATACGCTGTTGAACAACAATACTGGCTATTGTTAGAAGAAAAAGCCTGACTGGATCACCGTCTGCAAGTGTAGTACTAGTTAGGCTTTCATACATAGTGATAATATTTGATTCAATTGTTGTTGAATCGGTATCTGCAAAGGAAATTTGCGGTAAATTTGATAAGTTAATTGCCATTTATATAAAACCTCACTTTCGGAATCAGCTTGCCAGTCAGTGCATCCCCATCAAACTCAACACCAGTTACAACGGCGCGCGGCTCATATTTTCTAATTGCATCGACTACATTAACGGTGAATTGGCTTTTAGATACCGGGGTTGGTTTGTCGAGCATCGATGAATCTATACCAAATTCGCGATCCATGGGTACAGAAAATTTTGTAGTGCTGATAATCGTCCAGACGTTTTGAATAACCTCTTCATTCCCAGTAGCACCAAATTTAATAGTGGAATTACTAGCTGTCACAAGAAAGTCCTGCATCACTTACCACCTAACCGCTCAACATATTCTTTAAGGGTAATATCGACTGCAATTGTAAAAGCATTTCCCCTATTATCAAAATTGGATTGTACCTCAGAAATATTTTCAATTACCCATTTATTTTTACCAACGACTTTAGGACCGAGGACAAACGACATAACTTCACCAGCATCCCGCTTATCACGCAACTTTTGCATTTCTCTTTCGGGATTTATGCCAAGGGATACTGATAAATTGATCTTGAACGTAATTTGCTCCAACTCCGGCCCTACTAGCTCCAAAATCGGTTTTTGTCCGATGACTTCATGTGAGGCATACCGCATTTTCCCTTCACGTTTCAAGTCTTCAAAAGTAAATACTTTCTTGTCTGACACTTCGAAAGCAATGTCTCCAAGACTTCCTATTGCCAAGATAACGCCCCCTTATTTGTTTGGTGGAGAAGTACTGCCACCGCCGGACATAATGCCACCGTGAGTATGATTGATAAGTGATACTCCACTAACTATCACGTCCCCGCCAGTAGCATTGATCGTAACATTGCCTTTGACGTTTATATTCATGATGTGAGAGGCACGATCATACTCAATTAATGTTCCATCAGGGAAAGTTATATTTGTTTTGTCTGCTGAAACTACTGGCAAAGCTAACGTGAGCGGGTAAAACGAGCCAATCACAAACCCGCGTTGCATTCCATTCGGCAAAAATATGCAAACAACATCCTCACCGACATCTGGCAAGCAATAAAATTTATTTTTGAGTGATCCCTGGACCAGTACCGGTAGGTCATGGGATACCATGTTGCCTTTATCGGCAAATGCTACCCTAACTGTATGCTTTGCTGGATTGACCGACGATACTTTGCCATACCGGATGAGGTTCTGAAAGGTCTCATCCTGCCCTTTGCCTTTACGGCTAGTATCCATTCAAACACTTCCTTGCTTCGATACTGACAGAATAGCCTGCAGTAACTTTGTGCGTCGCTTTTGAGATGATATATTTACCATCGAACGCCCCAAAGCCGGAACAATCCGTCGTTAATCCAGCAAGGAGGCGCAGATCTCCGACAAGTTCTAGGTCTCCGACAGTTTCCTCTTTATTAGCTTTTCGTAAAGCATTTTTTGCTTTCGTTGTCGCCCTATCACTCACCTTCAGTCACATCCTCTTCGTTATCTTGGCTGCCACTTTCCTCAATATTGCCATTATTTTCGTCATATTCATCCAGCCAGCTTTCGGTATGCTCGTTCGTATTGATCATTGCCCCACTAGTACTGTTTGGATCTGTGTACTCGCCAGTAGTGGTATGCCCTGTCAGTGGATCAGAATAGGTAACCTTTGCACTTTTTGCGGTGCCGACAGTTTTAGTTTTGAAGGAATATCTCATCACAAGCCCACCATCGCGTTTGATTTCGCAGATAGTCGGATTAGATTCATATGTCCGTTCATCGAAAACGACAAGTTGTTTGTCAGTCACTTTTAATGAAAGACAGTCTTTATCACAAAGTTGCTGTAAAAAAGCTAAGTCAGAAGTTTCAACCTGATCCACACGCAAATAGGAAGGATTTGATTTTGATTCAAATAACAATGTCAGATTTGCAGTGCCGGCAATATCCCCCGCGATTTCCTGTAAACTAATCTTTTCCCATGCCCGTGTTTTGGTTTCGCCGCGCGCCGCTGATCCGATTGGCACTGAAACCGCTTTAATCGTTACTGTATGAGGTGGCCCAGCGTGTTCAATTTCATCGACCGAAAAACTACCGCAAGGCAACGTAGAGGTTTGATATCCATCATAAGCTACGATTGACGCCGTTATAGTGTCGCCCTTAGTTGGTAACCAATCTTTCATCCAAAGGCCTTCCCTGTCTTCAAGTTTAATTTGAATATCATCGGCTTTTTTTGACTCATTATCCGTATACTCAAAAGATAATAAAAAAGGCGCAATGTCCTGTGAAATATTTTTACCGTTATAGACAATATTTACAGTCGTTTTTCTTGCTGTCGGCATCAGATCACCTCTTCCATGGCGGTAAATTCGTACTGACCAATACCGGCACGTCTGGAATAGTTAGCACGATATTAGCTGGGAAAATGACGGTTTGGTTATACCGTGAGTTCGCTTCAATAATAAGATGCATATATTTTTCATTGCCCATTTGGTTGTAGGCTATTGAGTCCCACATATCGCCCTGCGTTGTGGTATACATTTTAGGCATAGCTTACACGCTCCTGCTGTGACGTCCAGGCATTCATTTGCTGCTCGAAACTGGATTTATCCTGCTCAAGAACCGGCTTTAATTCTTGTGCCGATGCATTTCCCGCGTTAATGTTCGGCGAATAAATAAAAGTATGGCCACTAGATGACTGTGATTTGCTACTGGTGATTGATGGCTTTAAAGCCGCAAATCCGGTGGGCTGTTGCTGGACTCCCATCATTTGATTCGCTCTTTGCAGTAAACCCATAGATCGCGAAGATCTATTCATTGGGATTATGGCTTCTGGACCAGCCTCAGCTACCAAACCTAAATGCGGACGGGTGAATATACCCCCTGCGGCATGTGGTGTCGCTCTGGGACCATCACGACCTCCGTCAGAAGGTGCACCGTCACTACCACTGAACATATTTTTTAGCCATGCCGCTTGATTTTTAAACCAGTCCATAATCCCTGAGAATTTATTTTTAATACCCAAAACAAATCCGTCAAACGCTGACGCTGGATCATTCCACATATTAATAAAAAAAGTTTTTATCGTTTCCCAATTCGCAACTAATAGATAACCAATAGCAATTAAGCCTGCGATACCTAAGATCACCAATCCAATAGGGTTCATCGACATCACGACATTTAACCCTGCCTGCGCTGCCGCCCACAGCCCTGTAGCAATCCGAATAGTTCCCACAACCGCATAATAGGCGACTAATTTAGCTATTGAAAACAAGCCCCTGCCAATCGACATAACAACATTTAAAGCCGTTTGCGCTGCCGACCATAGTTTTGTAGATGTTGCTAATGTCTTCACTGCACTGCCAAAAGCCATAATATCTTTACCAGCAGATATGGCATTTTTGCCCATACTAATAAAGGCCATGCCTGTTTTCAGTGCGACTAAGGCGCCGAGTGTGTATCCTAAATGATTTACTGCCGCCTGTACAATCCAATTATTTTTACCAAAGTTGATCATAGCCTGAGAAATGATTCTAACTTCTTTGATTAAATTTATTGTAGGAGGTATTGCAGCTTTTAAGCTATCTGCAAAAGATACAGCAAAGGCCTGTATATCACCCCGATTTGTTGCAATGACCTTCATTAGCTCTTCCATGCCACCAGTTAGCGCAGGCATGATTGCACTGCCGACAGTTAATTTTGCGCCTTCAAATACGGTACCCATGCGCTTTTTCATTTTGCCGTATTCGCCCGCTTGCTTGATTGTTTCTTCCGATAAAACGAGTCCTAATCGCTGGGCTTCATCACGAAGACTTTTTATCCCACCCACGCCCTGTTTGAGCATAGGCATCATTTTGAGACCTTCCTTGCCAAACAGGCCGACAGCTATGCGCGTTCTCTCTGCTGGATCAGTTACGCCACTTAGGGCTTCGGTAACTTTCATAAGTGCCTTATCGGGACCCATAGCGTTCAATTCTTTCGCCGAAAGGCCTATCTTTTTTAATTCAGCCCCTAATCCGCTTTTACTACCATCTTTTGCTTTAGCTAAACTTACAACCATTTTGTTCATACAGCCATTGAAGCTATCAACATCCATGCCTGACATTTTCGCCGCATAACTTAACTCTTGAAATCCTTCAGCCCCAAATCCTAGTTTCATCCCGGCTCTTGCCTGCGTTGCAGTGGACATTACATTGTTAGCGAGTCCCATGGCCGTTGCATAATAGCCGGTGACTGCAGCTGTGCAAGCACCTGCGGCAATAGCTACCCCTTTAAACGCCGATACCGCCGACGTTTTAAATTTATCCGCCGCCGCATTCAAATCAGCATAGACAACCTTTTTTGCTCTCAATTTATCCATTTCTGCACCAAGTTTCCGATGATGCTCGGCTAGTTGTATGGTAGATACACCAGCTTCCTTCATTTCCGCTCGTGTTCGTGACAATTCTTTCTGCTGGTCAGACAATTTGCCTTTCAGCTTTCCAGCTTCATCCTTCGCTTTACTAAATGCCTTTTCCATCGTTTTTGTTGGATTTTCAGCCGCTTTCATTTCAATTGCAAGAGCTTTAACCTTTGCCTGGGCTGATTGGAATTGCTTCTCAGTACTAAGTAATTCACGCTTTAAACTGTCGAAACGAGTAACTTTACCCTGATCAACGGTTAATTTCTTAATTTGGCCATCAACATTTTTAAGTTGTTTTTGTGCCGTCATAAAGGTAGAGTGAAAATTTGAGCCTAATTTTCCGGCTAATTGGAATGCGATTTCGTATATTTTAGCCATTCGCATCACCTTCTTCGGTGTTTTTATTTATAAAATCGTACCATATCATCAGTTTTTTGAGCGGAATTGAAACCCAATAACCGATCCCCGTATAAGCATCCGATCGGCAAAGATTTAGGCAGACAATTCGTACTGTCTGCCCAGGTTGTTTCCCAATCCCTATACGTTTAAAAAACTTGCCGACTCCTGTGTGGCCTTCGTAAAGTCTCTAGCCGATAGTTTCCGCATCATACCGTAATCGATATTAGCTGCTCTCGCAAACACCGCTGCATTGTAGGCTTTTGATAGGTCAATGATCGGCACGACAACCCCTGCCATCGTAATTTCAGCTTCAGCAGTTAGCAAATCATCACCAGTAAGATTGTCAAAATCATATTCTAACTCATCATAGTGTTTGCCATCGTAATCGATCGGCTTTTTTAGTTTTAATTTCATGTTGTCCTCCTTAGCTTAGTCCCAGGTCACTACGAACACTGGCCAAATAATCAACACCATTGATAATACAAATGAAATTATATTTATCAATTTCAATAACCACATTGCCATCGATGGAAATTTTAATATAACTGACTTCAAATTCGTTTTTGGTATCAGTTTGGCCACCAACAACCAATTTACCTAGAGACGTTTTCTTAGGTGTTGCTTTGCACGTAATTTTGACAGGCTGCGTGCTAAAAGTTCCCGCACCAGCGTCATAAATCTGCTGACTGCCACGGAATTCAAGATTGTGCGCAGCAGGAGCAGCGAGTTGAATAGCTTCTGGTTTAATTGTACGCCAGCTAATTGTCAAAGCCATTGCGGCGTAATGGCCTAAAATTGGAGCGTCAACTTCACCAGCAATCCCTGCCCCTTTAACTTTTTCGGTCAATGTGTCAAGAGACGGAAGGTCTACACCAGCAGTCCCGAGCAGCGTACTTGCGTCTAAATATACCATGTAATTAATCATATTTTCAGGTAGTATCAATTAGCTCACCTCCTATTTAAACAGCGTCGATAGATACGACGTGTCATATTCTAAAATGTCCTCAATATCCTCAGCCGGAGTCGGCGGTGTCATATGAGTATGAAAAGTCATACCACCATTCAGCAAGCTTGTTGTTGGATTTTCAGTTGATAGAAATTCTACGCGCCCACCTAGGATAAACCCTCGTGCTGCCAACCCATTCATTCGTATATTTTCACTATCGACGATACTTTCGACAAGCACCCTGTTCATTGGCTTGTCTACTTTCTGCCAATAGGTTTGGATGAATGTATTGCCCTGCCAGTCAAACATACGCCGGATAGAAAGGAAAGAATCCTTAGGGTCAGTGTTTGCCGGATAAGCTGCTGTCCGGTTTCCCCATAGCTTCCAACCACCAATCCAATTCAGTGCCGTTGCAATGCCCTGACTGTTTAAATAGTTTGCTTCATCAATACCAAATGTCACTTCAGTTCCATCTGCCAGCACTAAACTATTCATTTGTAAGTTTTTATTGGATGGCGATTCGTAAGGTATGTCATCATTACCACTATCGATCAGACAGTTCAGTCCAGCTACCTGCGTGGACATGTGGAATACCTTTTCACCTAGGCTGACTTTTGGCCAGCAAACATATTGACGCGAAAACACGTAATTATTTGTATTTTTCCATGCTGGTGCATCTGAATATTTTTTGACAATATCTGTTGGTATGTCAACTAGTGATATACACCGAAACACGCCATTAATTGATCCGGCCTTCGCTTCCATAACAGCCGC